AAATACAGTTTTACCAGCTGCATCTTTTATCTTAAATGTTCTACCATTTGGTATAACAACTTCAGCAGAATCAAGTTGTATTTCAGAACCTTCAAACGGTTGTAGTATTAACGGTCCTGCATCTGTTGTAAAGAACTGATCACCTGACGAGTCTTCAAACATATTCATTCCTGCTATTTCAGCAGTGTTACTAATCACTGTGCCACTAGTTGCAGTTATATCATTTTGTACAACTAAGTTATTAGTAACATCAACATTACCGTCAAGTGTAATAAAGTCAGCAGTTGATCCAGCTAATAAATTAATATTACCTGCTGTACTTTTTATTGTGTTAGTATTAATTAAAACATCGCCTACATCTATTTCTAATGTTTCGATACTGTTACTTACATGGGCATTACCCGTTACATCCATTGTGTAAAGTGGTGATTCGTTATTAATGCCTAGTCTATTATTATTAACATCAAAGTATGTTAATGCGGTGTCTGTGGGAGTGTTTCCTAATTTAATGTCAAATCCGTCTCTATAAAGAGCAGCCTTTAAGACCTGACCTGATATGCGCCCTACAGCCTAGTTCATTCCCCCCGGGGATCACCGTCCCTCCAACCAGATTCTCAGCAAACGCTCTTTGTCGGTTGACCACAGTATGTCCTGAAAGCCCTCATGCCTTCATTAATATTATTTATCTGGAAATGAAAATTTTTAAGTTACTTGTTAAAGTTGTGCAGTACTGTAATAGGCTTTGCAAGCGGTACGCTAGAAGTAAATTCTAAATAATACCCTGTTTCTCTAACAGATCCTGATCCAATACCTGCGCCCGTGGCTGTGAATATACGACCTACTACATTATCAACTGCACCAACTTGAGTAAAGTCAGTTGTCGCGCCGCCGATGCCGTCGTCGACTGCTGTAATAATGTATTCAGTAGCTGCTACCATAGACGTAGCTGTGATTTCACCACCTGTTCCAACACTTACTGGGTTCTGCACTAAGTTATAATTAGTAGTAGAGATTTGAAAAACATTTTCAATCAATACGATCATAGCTTGCGCACTGTCTGGTGCTGAATAATCAGAGTCTTGGTTGTCTAATGGTCCAAAAATTGTTTCTGTACCACTTGCACCATTTAATGTTTGCTGCACAATAGATCTTGGTTCTTTATATCGAACCTTTCTCCACTGCTCGTCTTGATAAAATTCAAACTCGTCAACATCGGTATTATAACGCATATGTCCATTTTCAGCAAACTGCGGACGAGTCGATGTTGGTCCTTTTGGAACCAACATTGTATTTTGAGTGTCCATTATTACTTCGCCGGTAGTAGAATAAAATATCCCTTTACCGAGCGTACTCTTATCATTTGATGTTTGACGTTTTACGTATCTCATTATAGTTCCAAATAACTTACTGTAGCAGAAAGAACAGTCGGTGAATCACAATTAACAATAATTCTATCTCCGCCTTCAATAATAATTTTTTCAGTATCAAACGTAAATGTTTCACCTGCTGTCATTGGCATTGAACCAATTACCTTATTTAAATTACCAATTGCATTACCTTGTTTTACAAAATGTAAATCAAAGTTTGTTAAATTTTCAGTATCATCTGCTGGATTAGCTGTAGCTGTGTTACAAATCATAATAACTGTAACCGCATATCGCTGTTCTGCTGGTACTTCAAGTAGTACTGTGTCGATTGTTTGTATTAATACACTTTGTATTGCCATGTTTTTACCTCTTAAAATATAATTCCGTATAGGATTGATTTACTTCTACTAACAAGTTCGTCTCGAGTTTGATCTTGATTAACAAAGTATATACCTGTACCACCAATTGATTGTGCTCCGGTATAAATCTTTGCACCGTTTGTCGGAATACTAGGTACTAGTAACGGGTTAGGTAATGCAGTAATGCCTAATACATTATTTACTCTTACAACCTGTGTACTCGAGTGAGTTAAAACAAGATCTTCGCCGCTATTAACTGCTTTAATTCTGTTTTCTTCAAATTCAACACGCTGTAGTTCTACAGTGTCTTCAAAGAATGTTGCAGTAAGTGTATTATCTGCTCTAACTTCGATTCTACTTGATAGCCCGTCAGTTTCTTGATCAAATACTTCAACTGAACTTTCTGAACTGTCACCGCTGAAGATCTTTTTCAAACCAACTGTTCCTAAAACAGCATCGTCGACATATTTCTTGTTAGGAATGTCATCATCGTCTAGTAAGTTTAACTCATAATCAACTGTTCCTGCTACACTAATTGTACCAGTGCCTGAGCCGATTAAATTTAAAGTTTCTCCGTCGGATGCAATAGCATTAACTTTAATACCAACAAGTTCTCCGTCAGTATTTGTAAATGTAAATGCACCATACTCAGTTGTTACAGCTTCGATTGGATTTTCATCAACACCTGGATCAGTCCATGCAATAGTTTCATCAAATAGTATTCTTGCATTAGGCAAATCGCCTCTATCTATTTCAATACCGGCTGTGCGGGGTAGTTTAGTAATACCAACTCCTGTTTCGCCTTTATTAATTACAATTAGATTGTCTTCGATCTCTAAATCAGTAGTCTGTAAACTAAAGTTATCACCTTCAACAACTAAGTTACCATCAAGTGTTGCAGTACCATTAGCACCGACTGTTAATCCGCCGCCTGCAGTTTTGATAACAAAGTCACCATTGGGTATATCAAAAAACTTACTCATATTAAACCTTTATAAAAGTAATGCCCGCCGTAAACGGGCATTAAAATCTTAGTCGCCGTCTGACTCGAAGTCGTCTTCACCAGTTTGTGTATCGTCGCCGCCACCTGGTTGGCCGTCTGCTCCGTAACTAAATACGCCAGCTTCTTCCATTTCAACTGCATTATCTTCGGTTGAATCGCTAAAGTTCCATGGTAGTGATTCACCAGTGTCAACTGTTACTTTACGAGCTGTAATTTTTACTACTTGTTTAAGAGCGCCTGTATCGTCTTTAACAGTCATAGTCATTTCGCCTTCTGCTAATACTGCTGGAGTGTTAGCATCTGCTGCTGACGCATCTACTAGAAAACAATCTTTAATTGCTGTTCCGTCTGTGCAACGGAATTTTTTTGATCCTAGTTGTTTTACAATCCAGCCATTTACTGAATTTGCACCGTTATTAAATTGTACTCTGATTTCATTTCCATCGGCTGTAGGTGTGCCGAAGAATCTTTTATTTAGTGGACGTCCCATTTTGTTTCTCCTTGACGTTCTAGGTCTACGCTGCGGGTTACAGCATAAGTCCTCTTTCGAGGCGCTCATTAGACAAAGTATTTATCTCGTTTGTTCGGAATATAATTTATAAACTCACGCACATAGTCAAAATGTTGACTTAATGTAGAAAATAATTCAGGGTTTAAGTTATGCGACACTGCATCGTAACTAGTTTTACCTATATCTGAGTAATATTTAATATCTATACCATAGTCTGGAAATATACCTGTTACAAATAAACATGTATCGCCGAGAGTTTTAGCATCACTAGTGCGAGTCATTTGTAAAAATGTTTGTGCAAATGATTTATTAGGGAGAAAGTCTGTTTTGTCCATATGGCTCGCTAAAAGGATAACCACATAGTGCTCAATAGATTCTGGTAACTCAATACCAGTATGTTGTCTGGTTTCTTGTACTACATCGTAAAATGCAGATACATATTCATCCTGCATGATGTATTTATAAAAAAAAGACCTGCTCAGTTAAGAACAGGCCTTTTTATAATGTGATAGGAAGGAATTACTTATTACCTTCAACCGGGCACAAGTAGACTCGTGCAATAAACCCGGAACATGTATGCAGTCGCTAAACCAACCCGCTAAGGTTCTTCTACATTACCTTAATGCCGTCTACCGACATCGCTTCAGTCACCATCTAACGTAAACCGTCGTCTTCGTTATGTAACTAATATAACATCTCTACAGACAATGTCAACCATTTTATTAGAAAAAAAGTCAAAAAAATAGGCGCCGTAGCGCCTATCCTTTATTAAGTTGTTAAAACTTAGCTGAAGCTTACGTTAGTAGCTGTTACTGCTACTTTACCTAAGTAATCAGCTGCGTTACCTAGAGACGAAGCAGTATTTGTTAGCTCAACATATCCATAACGAGTCATGAATGATACTGTTGGCTCAAATGTTGCTGGGTCTAGAACAACGCCACTTGACATTAATGGGATATATGGGCAATAGAACGCTGCTGCGTCTGATTCTGATGTACCTTTGTATCCGATTAGTACGTCTGCATTATCTGTTGCATATGTGTTTACATATACACGCATTGCACTGTTTAGAGTACCAACCATTTTAGTGTTAGTTGGTGCTTCAAATGTGCCTTCTGTTGTTCTTGCGAACGCAGAAGTTGTTGCAGATTGTAGAAGTGTTAGTGTAAATGGTGAAACAACTGCCCAGTTACCTGCGCCACGACGTGTACGCTGTGCAATTAGGTTTGATACTCTGTTGATTTGAACTGCAAGAGCTGCATGTTCGTCACCAACAAAAGTAGCTGTACCTGATACTGCGTTTTGGTCATATGTTTCAGCTGCATCGCCAGCTAGGCCATTCAGGCTTAGTAGTACTTCTTGGTCGATCTCAGCAGTAATCTCTTGAGCAAGTGCTGCCATGATTTCTGCTTCAACGTCGATGCCGTGCATTGCTTGTGAATCTTGAGCAGCTTCAAAAGTCCAACGTGCGCTTAGTTTGCGTGATTTGGCTTCTACTGTCTGCTTTAAGATTTGAATTGACATCTGGTTACCTGCAACACCTTCCATAGAAGCTGTTGGGCTAGGCGCTGCGCCTGAACCTGGGTTACCAGAATATGATTCTGCAATCTTGAATGGGCTGAATGCTTCATCCCCAGCTGTTGCTCCGTTGTCTGTATTTGCATAACGCACACGTAGTGTGTGAATTTGTGCAACAGGACCAGTCATTGGCTGAACGCCAACTAACTCATTTGCAATAACTGTTGGCATTACACGTCTGATAACTGGTAGGATAACACGGTTAAGTGTCGCAATATTACCGGCAGATGTAGCACCAGCAGTTGCACTTTCTGAAAGATACTTGCGAGTATTTTCAAGTGTAGCTGCCATAACACCTTTCTTGTTGCCTTGTAGGCCTTCAAGAAGAGCTGTTTTTGTGTCCTGCCAGCGTGATTCTAGTAGTTCTGACATAATAATCTCCTTAATTTAATCCAGCTAGACGTTTAATGTCTACGACATTGTGATCGTCTGCTTTAGAACTAGTGTTTTGTGATTGCTCACGGTTGCCTGTGATTGTTTTGCCTTCTGTAAGTGGTGCCTTAGTTTTCTTTGCTGGAGTATTACTATCAATTACTGATGGTAGGTATTTCTCAAACGATGCTGTTAAGCGTGGCGTTTGAACTGTTTCCAGTAAATCTGTCATTATTGAACGTTGATCCTTACTTAAAGGAGCAATTAAGTCGTTCATAATCTTTTCTCTTTTAGCTGCTTCAACTAAGCGTGATTTCTCTTTGCTTGCTGATTCAGCTAAACTTTTAGCTTTTGTTGCAAAAGTTTTAGCTTCACTTAGTTGCTTATCTTTTACATCAATAACTTTAAGTAGTTTTGCAGTTTCTGATTTCTCATTTAAATATGAAGAACCATACTCATTTGCGAATGCTTCAAAGATTTTACGTCCAAAGTCATTTCTACGTGCTGTATCAATATCTTCTCTAAGTGAACTAATCTCTTTATTAAGAGTATTAGCAACTGTCTTAGATACTAATGCTGCACTTTCTTGAACGAAATCTTTCTTGACTTTAGCAATATGTGTCTTGGCTTCACGCACAAGACGCACTTTAGTTTCTGCTAAATCTTTTTTGTCTTCGTAAAATTCTGCAATTTCTGAAGCTAATGATTCAACAATAAATTCTTCCAACTTAGCATGATTTTCTTGCATTGCACGTTTATCTGCACGTAGCTCTGCAATCTCTGTTTTAAGTTGATCAACTACAAATCCTTTTAGAAGATCTGCATTTTCACGCATAGCAACAGCATATTTTGCTTTTGCTTCGCTTAGTTGTTTTCTGTCTTCAGAAAACTCAGCAATTTCACTTGCTAACCCTTCTGACAACATTTGATCTATTGCTTCAACCATTGTCTGCTTGTCATGTTCGTACTTTTGTGCGAACTCTTCACGCAATTCCGCAGTAACCGCTTGACGGTTTTCTGTTACTCTTGCATTCCAAGCATCTTCAACTTCAGCTCTGAGTTCTTCGCTAATTGCATCATTCTCGAAAAGTTTTGTCAGTGCTTCTAACATGGTTTTTTCCTTATCATTGGAGTCTACTGATTATGTTAATCAGAGATTCCTTTAAATATTTTTGTGCCTTTGTGTCTTCTTTAGTTGCCTGTGCTATTTCGTATGCCTTATACCCTCCACGTGCATTCATAAGGTGCTCGTATATTGGTGTTGGATATGCACCGGGAGCGGAAGGTTGAGCAACCGCATCCACAGTGATAATTTCAAAATCGGAAACGTTGCCGCTTCCGTCGTCACTAACGTTACCACTTCCTCTTGATGATACACCTAGTTTAACTCCGCTTTCTAGCATTGTTTTAACTAACTGTCCCATTGGAGTAGGTAGTACTTTTAGTTTACCGTAACCGTTTGGTCCATCCATCCACATTTCTGTAATCATATGGCTTACGCGGTCTAGGTTAATATTAAGGCCTTCTGGATGATCAACTTCTCCGAGTGGCGTATATCCACCTTGAATCTGATCGTTAAGAGTTTTGACAGCCCTGCCTATTTCTTCTACAGGATATACACGCTGATTAGCATTGCGTATCCCGCCTTGTATAACAATTCCCTTCATGTAAAGGTCTTTGCCATTTTCAGCAGACTCAACGACCATTCTAGCTTGGTCAAATGTCAAGTGCTCTCGTAGGTTTCTCATTCAATCGTCCTTGTCTTGCTTACTTTGCTCGCTTGCTCAACTTGTTAAGTGTTGAACCTGCAGCTTTGTCAGCAGTTTCCGGCTTGCCTTTTGTTTCAGCGCCGTGTCCTGGCTCTTTCTTTTTGAAAGATGTTTTGCCAGCTTTACCACCAGGAACGTTAATGTTCTTAGTGTTCATTGCTGCTGGTGCTTGCTTCTGAACTGGGTTACCTTTAATAGTTGTACCTGCTCCTGCTTCACCGCTTTCTTCTGTATCTGCACGTAGGATATTTGCAGTTGTTCCGCCCATATCGTTTTTACCTGCTACAGATGATTTTGTGTTTGTGCCGTTATCACCGTGCTTTGCTGGTGCAACTTTTTCTACATACTCGCGCATTTGCTCACCTGGAGTTTTTTCAGCTTCTTCAACTTCTTCGTCTGATGCTTCTTCAACTTCTTCGTCTGATGCTTCTTCAACTTCTTCGTCTGCTGATTCGTATGTAAACGCTTCTTCTTTTTCTTCTTCGCCTTCTTCGCCTTCTTCGCCTTCTTCGTCGCCAGCCTTGTCGCCGCCGTCAAGTAATTCAGCAAATTTAGCTTCTAACTCTTCAATTTCATCTTTTACGTTATGAATGATTTCCATTGCGTCATTTTCGTCGCCTTTGTCGTCCATGTCCATGTCGTCGCCATCTTCGTCGTCCATGTCTGGCTCCATGTCACCCATCATATCATCTGCTGGATCACCGCCCATCATTGGGTCAGCTTCTACTTCAAACTCATCTAGGTCAAAACCTTCTTCTAGATCATCATCAGACTCTTCTACTTCTTCGTCTGCTTCGTCTAGGTCTTCATCTGATTCATCTACTTCTTCGTCTGATGCTTC